AATATTATACGGATGGCCGCCACGTGCCCCATAGGAACTTCTATTATATATTGTACTCTTTTACTCCAATTGATATGAGTTTTTGAAGAGGAGCTCAATCGGAGTACACCCCTCTTATTACAAAAATGCCACTGAGATCACTTTACTCTTAGAGTCTATAAATAGACTGGTTAACATCTCCTCTCAATCCGTCGACAAAACTCTCAGCCCTCTGAAACCCTAATAAAGATTAAAATCCCTAATCACTCTCTTCCAGTTCAATTAGTTTCTTAATATCAATTTCTTCCCTAACTGCTTCATAGGCTTTGATCTCTTGTTGGATTTCTCTAAGCTTGCTTATCCTTCCTCTTAACCAAGTAATTTCTTGATCATTCCCGCTGCGCGGCCCTATCAGATAACTTAAACAGTCAAATGGAATCCCAGTTAGTCAATCCTCCTAACGCTTTCAATTACATAGAATCCCAGCGTGATGAATATCAATTATCTCATGATCTTACAGAGATCATACTGCAGTTCCCTTCAACTGCAGCTCAACTCAGTGCCAGACTCAGTCGCAGCTGTATGAAAATTGATCATTGCGTCATCGAGTACAGACAGCAAGTCCCAATCAACGCATCAGGATCGGTGATCGTTGAAATTCATGACCAGAGGATGACGGACAACGAGTCTTTACAGGCGTCATGGACATTCCCGATCAGATGCAACATCGATCTGCACTACTTCTCGTCGTCATTCTTCTCCCTTAAAGACCCAATTCCATGGAAATTGTACTACAGGGTCAGCGATACAAATGTCCATCAGAGGACCCACTTCGCGAAATTCAAGGGAAAGCTGAAGCTGTCGACTGCGAAACACTCGGTCGATATTCCTTTCCGAGCACCGACGGTCAAGATCTTATCCAAACAGTTCTCCGACAGGGACGTCGACTTCTGCCATGTGGGCTATGGCAAATGGGAAAGGAAACTGATCCGATCCGCATCCACATCGAAATATGGGCTTCACAGCCCAATAACTATAGATCCAGGTGAGACATGGGCTGCCAGAAGCACAATCGGCATAGGTCAGTCAAGTGCGGATTCGGAATCAGAAAACGCAGCACATCCATACAGAGGCCTTCATAGACTTGGGACCAGCATGTTAGACCCAGGTGACTCAGCATCAATATGTGCTGCCAGGCGCGCGGAATCCAACATAACACTGTCAATGGCCCAATTAAATGAACTTGTAAGGGCCACGGCCCAAGAGTGTATCAACAGTAACTGTACTCCTTCTCAGCCCAAACCTTTAAATTAAATTGTAAAGGGAGAAGACAAATCGAGCAAATCATATCTTATGATAATTGTTTCTTAATAATTATATTTAACCAATATAATCCAGATCGAACGATACAAACGTAGATGCCTTAGACATGGTTTCCGACATCCAACAATAATAAACTAACAAAGCGTTCTTGCTTATGTTTGCATAGACGCCGTTACATGATTCACGGTCAACATCTCTAAACGATGACCAACAATTAAAACGCTTGTTAGAAAACGATGTCGTCCCTTCAATATCGACCATCAACGTGTCCTTCTCCACGGACAACACACGTTTGTGCACGTGTCTTATGTAGAACCGGTCTTTCAGTGCAGGAATAATGGATAAATTACCATGGCTATGGATCCGTGCACCGAATAGTTCGTCAAAAGTGTGCAGAGAGCCAGATGCACCCAAATGTGGTTTACGGTCAACAACTATTACCAAAGAGAAGACTCCTTCAGTCTTGGGTGCTAAACCATCCATGTTGACGTCAGCATGAACACGCTCAATCTTGACAGTACCTTTAAAACGGAGTCGTTTTAACTTAATATATGATCTCGTTCGACAAGGTTCAGTCTTACCGAGTCCAGGGAACGTAATGAACGTAGATATGGCAGCATTCTGGCCCATAACAAAGTCCGGCCCAAACTGATTCTCGTGTATTTTCTGGGCTGCCATTTTACTATCATCATGGGCCTTCTGATGAGCACTTGGTCGTCGCTTGCTATCAACACGCTTAACATTATAAGGTTGCCTAATCAGATTGTTACGCCGATAACAACGTTTCTGACTGGACGACCAACCTCGTTTAAACCTCTGAGAATACATATTCAAGCGTTAATTAAGACACCTGTAAATAATTCTAACTTCGTCACCATATATAGACCACAACTTGAATATGAATAAAATATATATAGATTTTACAACATGGACGCAATTGACCCACGTCATACGTTTCCTACGATGACCCTAGAGACAACATCAACATCATTGGACGGCATAAAGTTCAATTGCGCCACAATTATTCAAATTCGTAAATTAAATCCAGCCGTTGCATTTTTATTTTTAGCCAATGGTCTCAGATGAATCAAGATATAAAGCATTAAAATGCTTGACCACTAAACAGTTATTTACGCCACCTGGAACATAACCATTGGCGGAACTCAAAAAATGCGCTCAGATAAATTCCCGGACTCCAAAATAGCGCTCAACCGAATTTGACCTCGTCAAAAGAGAGCGGGCACCAAGAGGGAAAGGAGTACCAAGGGAGAGGGGACCACCAGGGAGGGAATGATCCGACGGGCACCAGTGCGCCACGTAGGGGGGGGGGGCAAAAAATCGCGCGGCCATCCGGT